CGTGCTGACAAAGGCGAGGCCCCGACAGCAGCAGATTCCATGGTGGCAGCAGCACAAGCCGCCATTGATGCCGGAGTGGACATCAAGTTGTTCGGTGACTTTTCGGAAGAGGCCATGGCGGCCGGCATCGACAAGCATGTGAACAACCGGGTGGCCGCCGAGGTGAACGCCAAGGTCGCGGTTGCTGTGAAAACCGCTGTGGATGAAGCGCTCGCACCCATTCGGGCGAAAGAGCAGGCTGACAGCGCAGATGCTCATGTGAGCGCGGTTCTCGCAGCTCATCCGGATGCTGGCTCCATCGCCCAAAGCGTGGAGCTGGACAACTGGATCAAGGCTCAACCCTCCTATCTGCAACCAGCCATGCGCCAGGTGCAGGAAGGCGGGACCACCGAGCAGGTCATCGAGCTGATCAGCAACTTCAAGGCAGCCACTGGGGCTACTCAAAAAGCCGCCGCGCCAAGCCACAAGCAGGCAGCGCAGGCGGCGCAGGAAGCCATTTCACGGGTCACAGCGCCCGTTCCCGCAAGCATCTCGGACATTCCGGGCGGGCGGCCAGGGGATGTGACGCTGAACGACCGCATGGCATCCATGAGCGAGATAGACATGTTCAACGCGGTCAATTCGGGAGAAATCTCGCAGGCCCAACTGGACGCCTATCTCAACCGCAAATCATGACGCATTGAGGCAACCACATGTCCAAAACCCAAATGTCGGCTGATGACAGCCAGAAACTCGTAGGTCAAGCGGTCGGGGTGTTTATCGGCACCCAGAAGCGCCGTGGCAACATCAATCACCTGACCGGCAAGATGCCGAAGATTGACGAGGCCGCAAGCTCCATCAGCAACCAGTCCAGCAAGACCATGCCCATCGTGCAAACGATGGACCTTGGCAAAGGCAAGGGTGATGAAGTCAAGTTCAACTTTATCAACCCGATGGGTGGTATCCCCATCATGGGCGGTGAAGTGGCCGAGGGTCGCGGTGAAGGCGTGTCCCTGTCTGAGGACCGCCTGCGCGTCAATCAAGCCCGCTTCCCCATTGACCTGGGCGGCGTGATGGATGAAATCCGCAGCCCCGTGGACATCCACAAGCTGGGTAAGCCACTGCTGCAGCGCGCCATGGATGAGTATGAAGACCAACTGTCCATCGTGCAAGTTGCTGGCGCTCGCGGATACCACAACAACCTCACTTGGCGCATTCCGCTGGCCAGCGATTCGCGTTTCAACAAGGTGGTGACGAACCGCGTGAAGGCTCCCACCAAAAACCGTCACTTCGTTGTTGACAACGGTACGGTGACACGTCTTGTTGATAACGCTGGCGAGCTGGACATCAGCTCTGGCGACGTTGTGAACATGAGCGTGATCGACTCGCTGTCGTCCTTCTTGGACCAGCTCGTATCGCCGCCGCCACCCGTGGAGTTCGACACCGATGAAGCAGCCAAAGACAGCCCGTTTCGCGTTCTGCTCGCCGGTAGTGCTGTGTACAACATCTTCGCCGCTGATCCCAACTTCCGCACCTACCAGGCCAACTGCCTGGCGCGCGCTCGCTATGCAAAGGATCACCCGGTTTTCCGGAATCCCGACAACGCACTGTGGCGCAACACGCTGATCGTGAAGATGCCCGACAACCCGATCCGCTTCTATGCCGGGGACGACATCAAATACTGCACGGCCTTCGATTCCGAAAATGAAAGCTCGTGCAAGGTGCCTGCTTCGTTTCAGGACAAGTTCGCGGTGGAGCGCAGCATTTTGCTGGGCGGGCAATCGCTCGCCAAGGCCTATGCCAAGAGCCGCCACTCTGGCTGGCCCTACTTTTGGAAGGAAGCGCCCAGCGACTTTGACGACAAGCTCGAAGTGATGATTGGTGGCGTCCTGGGCGCATCCAAGATTCGTTTTGCAGTGAACGTGGGCGATGGCCGTGTTGAGTACACCGACCACGGCGCCACGGTGATTGATTCTGTCGTGCCCATCATCGGCGCGCGCCAGTAATCAACCGAAGACGGGCAGCGCCAAGAGCGGGCCCGCCATCCTGAATCAAACCCATCTAGGAGCCTCACCATGGCCAAACTCACTATCGACGGCGCAGGCAACTCGCGCTATGGCAATCGCCCATTTGGCAATGACGCGGTGTACCGCTTTGTTGTCGAGACGGGCGCCACCGGCATTCTGCTGCGCTCGCGCGAAGCAACCGTAGCGCTCGCAGTCAACGACGAGCTGAAAATTGGACGCCTGCAGGCTGGCATGGTGCCCGACACCATGAAGGCCGTCGTCTCCAATCACTTCGGTGCTGGTGTGACCGCCTCTTTCGGCTTCGCATACGCAGACGGCGTGGACAGCGCGGACCTTCCCCAGTCTCCCACCTACTTCGGCACAGGCATCGTCCTGAGTGCGGTTGGTGACATCCCAGTGCCCATCAAAGCCAAGCTCGTGGCATTGCCCAAGGACGCCTGGCTCACCATGACCATCACTGGCGCGGCCGTGGCCGAAGCTGGCTATGCAGATGTGGTGATTCGCGGCGAGCAGACAGGCGTCTAAAGGCAATAGCGGGGCGCACTGACAACGCGCCCCGCCCACCAGGATTCTCCATGACCACACCAATCAAGTACATCGGCCGCAAGCCCTCCTACACGGATTTCGTGAATGGCTCCAAGCTGACGTTTACGCCGGGCCAGACGCGGGACATCCCGGATGACAGCTTGGCCGCCAAGTTTCTGCGTCAGATCGACATCTTCAAGCGTGGGGAGCCTGAACAGGCCGAGCCAAAGCCCACGAAGACCTCCGTGGAGCCGAAAGACGACACGGATGCCCTGCTCAAGGATGCGAAGAAGAAGCAGGACGAAATCCTTGAGAAGGACATGCAGCGCAACGATTTGGTGAACCAGATCCGCAGCATGGACAAGTCGCAGCTGGACATCCTGGCCAATGATCGTTGGGGCCAGAAGCTGCACAACAGGCTCTCGCTCGAAAACGCACGGGCGAAGGTTCTGCAGTTCGTTGACCAGTACGGCGCAGCATGACCCTCGCGGACCTCATCCGGCGCTTTCGGACGCTCGCTGGCGACACCAAGGCGCCGCAGTTCTGGAAGGACGCTGACATCACCGACTGGCTGAACGATGCCCAGGTGCAAGCCTGCGTGCGTGGACGGCTGCTGCTCGAAGATGCGAATCCTGCGATGTGCGTCATCGACATTGAGGCCGACCGGCATACATACCCACTGCACCGCAAGCTGTACGAGCTGGTGCGACTGGACTACAAGGCCGCTGGCGATAGCTGCAGCACGCCGATCAAGGTGAAGTCGCGCGAATGGCTTGACGAGAACCAGCCTCAATGGCGGGACATTCACCGAGCAACGCGCTACGCGATCCAGGGTGAAACCAGCATCCGGCTTGTGAGCACGCCGTTGACGGCGGGGGTACTGACCATTGAGGCGTACCGGCTGCCCGCCGAGGTGATGTCCGCGCCCGGCCATGAGCCCGAGATTCATGAGGCCAGCCACGAGCACTTGATTCAGTGGGCGCTGCACAAGGCTTTCAGCATTCCAGACTCTCAGGCGTTCGACCCGCAACGCTCCGGCCTGGCCGAAGACGCATTTACCGCCTACTTTGGCCCGCTGCCTGATTCGGACATGCGCCGCATTACTCGCGAAGACACGCCCCATACCGTCAAGGTGCACCCGTGAGCCAGAGCAAATTACATGTGGAACTGCGCATTGGCGAAACGCTGCATATCGGCAATTCGACGGTGACGCTTGAAAAGAAGTCTGGCCAGCGTGCCCGGCTGTTGGTTCAGTCGGATGCAGGCATCCGCATGATCCCACCAAACGCTGGGCATAAGCCCAATACCAACCTGAGCGCGCATGAGTGCGCTCCTTCGCCCGAGCTGGGCAAGGAGCACACACATGGCCAACACCCTCTACGACGCAGCTCGCCAGCGGTTTCTTGAGGCGCAAATCAATTGGATGACCGACACGGTCAAGGTGTTGCTGGTAGATACCGGCGCCTACACACCTCAGACCGCCGTTCACCAGTACCTCTCCGACATTTCGGGCTCCGCGCGCATCGCCGGGCCGGTCACGCTGACCAGCAAGACCACCACTGGCGGTGCAGCCGATGCAGCCGACGTGACGTTCACCAGCGTTACGGGGCCTTCTATCGAGGCCATCGTGATCTACATCGACACGGGCACCGAGTCCACCAGCCCGCTGGTGGCGTTCATCGACACGGCCACTGGCCTGCCCATCACGCCCAACGGCGGCGACATCATCGTGACCTGGGACAACGGGGTGAACAAGATTTTCAAGGTCTAAGCGCCAGTGCGCAGGAGTGCAATGTTTATGTCAGCCAGAGAAAAAGCCGCATCGGCCCTGGCCGCCGCACGGAACGCGCTACCAACCAGCGAAGCCGCGCGGCTTCGGCTGGAGTTAGCCGCCCTCAAGGTGGAGCGCGATTTTTGGGTGGAGCAGGCGCGCAATCTGCAGAACCACCTGCAGACCGTGATGCGCGGCCAGGCTGCCATGCTGGAGCAGATGGGG